CCTATAAATTACCCCAATATTACCTTTATCTGTTTTCTCTAAAAGCCTTGTGCCGCAACGGTTCCAGGCCTTTTTTGCTGTAGATGTTACCAATGTTACCCTTTTCCGAAGGCCTCCAATTTTGGCCGCTCAAGTGCGCCAACGCGCGCCCATGCACGCACGCACGAAACTCCTGCACGGGATCTCGGGCGCCGGCGGTGGCCAGGCTGTGGCCACGGGACGTGGGTACGGACTTAAGGGTGATGGGGGGTGGCGTAGCTGCCCTGGTGAGGGTGGCGTCCAGTCGCTGCCCTGATATGGGTCGATACGGGTCAGGGCTTATCTGCCCCCTGGGTTGGGGTGGCGTCTAGCCGGTCAGGCTGCGAGCAGCATCGAGCGCACGAGGCGCAAGGCGGGGATTTGTGGTGATCGCCGTGGGGACGCCAATAATTCCCCGGTTGCAAATCTATAGTGCAGCTGGGAGGCGAGGGAGGCTGGGCATAGCTCGACCTTCTCTAACAATGCGTGAAGCGTTTCTTTCATCGCTTCACGATTGATCGTCGCAAGGTGCTCGGCCATGATGGCCAGCATGGCTTTGACGTCGGCAGCGCTCACAGCGCGCAGGACGTCGGCCGCTTCCTGGTCCAGCTCGATGCTGGCCAGTTCTGCGACAAGCTTCATGCGGTTTTTCTCGTTGGCTTCGATCTGTTCGAGGAATGGACGCGGCGCGTCCGTCTCTGAGGCCAGGCTGGCCAGGCGGTCGATCTTGGCCGTTATCGCTCCCACCTGCTTGCGCATATCCTTGAGCTTTGAATCCGGGGGCGGTGTGCTGATGCGCCTGGCTTCGGCCACCAGCTCGCGCACGAACCCGTCCGAGACGAGGTCGCCGCCCAGGGCGTTCATCACGGCGCGCTCGATCAGCTCCCGGCGGACCCGGCGCCCCTTCCCTACCCTGTAAAACCCTTCGCCGTCGGCGTGCCAGGCTTTGCCGTCCGGGGTCTTCAACAGCCCTGACAGCAGGTAGTCGGATTTTGTCCGGTAGGCCTTGGGCCGGCCAGTGTCGAGCTTCGACACCAGCTGCTCGGCTTCGTCGGTCGAGATCAGCGGCTCGTGCGTGTCGTAGTTGATCACCCACTCCGACCGCGGCCGGCGTTTGCTCCCGCCCTTGTAGCCGCCACCGTCGACGCGCTCCGCGTGGACGTTCCAGACGGTGTGCCCGGCATAGGTGGGCGCGTTCCACTCCATCCCGACCAGCGTCGACGGGTTCAGGTCCGTCAACCCGGATTCTGCGATCGCAGCCGGCCGGCTCATGCCGTCGACGCGGGCCTTGAGGTAGGCCTGCACCTCATCGGCCAGATCGCCGCGGACCAGGCGCGACTTTGTCACCTCGGCCCCGTCGCGGATGGCACCGGTCGGAACATGCGATAGCTTGTAGCCCAGAGGGGCGCGGCCGCCCGCGCGCCAGCCCTGGCGGACATTCTCGGCCATGCCGCCGAGCCCCTTCTCTTTGCTCATGAGGCTGTGCATCTGGTCGAACGCCCGCGCGACCTGGCGGAACACCACGTCCATGACGGTGTTGGTTTCGGGCAGCTTGGAGTAGATCAGCTTGACGCCGCGTTTCTCGCATTCGTAGTTGATTGCGGACGCCAGGTACTGGTTATTGCGAGCGAGTCGCGCCGTGTCCATGACCAGCAGGTGGTCCCACTGCCGGCCCTCGCTTTTCAGGCTGAGCAGAAGAGCCCGCAAGCCTGGTCGATTCTCGTCGTCTGCGCGCTCTACGGCGTCCTGGAAAGTCTCAACAACCGTCAGCCCGCGCGCCTTCGCCAGATCCATCAGTTCCCGGCGTTGAGCATCCGGCGCCACGTCGTGGCGATCCTTCGAGCTGCGGAGATAGAGGGCGGCGCGTTCCATGGTTGTCCAGAAGTGTAACAATTATGGGCGCCATCAGCCTAGCCGCGACCTTCGGGTCTGGCGACCCGATGGACGGCAGCATGGTGATGGTCAGCTCCCTTTTAGGCATTGCTGTCCGCATGCCCTTCAACCAGGTGATTCAGCGCTGCCTTGCCATGCCTGCGCGGCGCTTCGATCATCACGGAGCGCAACCACGCAAGGGCCTCTTCCGGCGCGCCGAGCTGGCCAGTGGCGCGACGCCTCATCGACATGCAGCCGATCTGGCGCATGGTCACCTCGACGGCGCCGAGCCGGACGGCCAGATCTCGCTTGGCCAGGCAGATGTCGTAGTGGTCGCCCTGGTACCAGCGGAGCGCCACGCCGATCTGACTGGCCATGGCGTGCAGCTCTTCCTCGGTGTCGGCGACCATGTGGCACATGACCATCCTGCCGTAGCTGGCGCGCATGTCGTCGACGTAGACCGTCACGACAGAACCTCCGGCCGTACGTTGAAGAAGCCGAGGCGGCCGCGGAAGGGAACGAATGGCAGCGGCCTGGCGCCGCGCAGCAGGAAGCCGAACTTGCCTACGAACCATGGGCTGTCGCACTCGTTGACGCAGTCATGCAGGGTCGCCTCGCCGACGATCCCGCCCTTGGGCAGATCGTCGAGCGGCGGCAGGGTGATGCCGAGCAGCTCGCAGATCTGGAGCGCCTGGCCGTACCCCTCCAGGTCACGCGTCTTGCTGGCGTGAATCAGCACCGGGCCGAGGTATGACGTCGGCCAGTCCCGGTTTTCCACGGGCTTGTGGCCGTTGACGATGAGCCAGGCCCAGGGCTGGCGGATGGATAGCGCGATTCTCATTCGAACCGCCCATGCAGAAACGCGCTGTATTCAGCCATGTCCCGGATCAGGATGTTGCGCGAGTCAGAAATGCCGCGTAACTCGTCGCCACTGTTGTCGCTGCAGTCTCGGCACGCGTTGAGGAATTCCCGAACAGATGCAATTGAGGCGTCCAGCTTCGCTGCGCATGCGAGCGCCTTAGCCTTACGTTTTGCTTCGGCCTTCGCTTGTCTTTGGGTAGTCATGCCGGCACCCGATTCAAAACCTCGCCGCGTGCCGCCCGCCGACGCACCTCCAGCATCGCCGCTCGTGCGCCGTCGCGGGTGATCGCCCCGGCGTGCGCCTCGTGGATCTCGACCGCGCGCGCCAGTGCCTGGTAGGCCGGGCCGTCGAAGCCCCACTTGCCGGTGCGGCCGTGGCGATCCCAGACGCGCAGCAGCGCGTCCTGCGCCGCGAAGATGTCAGGCAAGCATTCCGGCCCCACCCCGCGCTCGCACAGCACCATGCTCACATTCACCGCGGCCGCAAGCGTGTGCCAGTCGCCCTCGATCGGCTGGCCGATGCGCAGCCGCTCGATCGCCATGTGCACCGCCAGCCCCAGATCGTCCCGCTGGTCTTGCGTCAGCGGCTGCTGCATCCCGATCGCCTGCAGCCAGGCGCCCGGATCGCGCCGGCCCTTGCCGCGAAAACCCTTGCCGCGCTTTCTCATGACGCACCTCCGACCTTTGGGGAGTGGATCGTAATGTCGCGCTCTAAGCCGCCGTCGATATGGATCTCGCGATCCGTCTCGTGGCCTTTTTCGCGCACTGCTGCGACTACCAGGCTGACGAAAGCACCCGTGATCACAGCAAGTGCGTTATACGGATTCTCGTCGACGGCGCGCCCGATGGCTTCGCCCAATTCCTCGAGCGCGCTCATGCGGCACCGCCTTTCAGCTTCACGCCGCAGAACGGGCAGTGACTGGCATACATCACAACGGGTTTTTTCTTGACAAACGGGTCGGCCTTGACGGTCTCGAGGGCGATTAATTCACGCTCTGGTTGACTGAATGAAATTGCGGACGCGAGTCGCGTGTTGTACTCGCGCAGTTGATCGTTGACGCGCTTCACGCAGTCATGGGTATCGCTCATGCCTCACCTCCAAAAATATCGTCCGTGTGATCGCAACGCGGCGCCGGTACCGGATCGCCGGACGGGATGAAGGCGGTGCAGCAGGGTTGGCCATTCCGGTCGTAGATCCACTCGTCCGGGTATTCCGTGTCGTCGACGTTGTAGGCCATGGTGCGGCCGACGATGTCGCAGCGCTGGTTGTCGTCGCATTCATCGAGCGCGCCGCCTTCGCGCAGCGCCTTGTCGCGGGCGCAGTTGCCGCACCATTCGGCGATGAACGACTGGCCGACGGTGTGGTTGCTCGGTTGAAAGCTGGCCCGCTGGTGCTTGCAGCCGTCGTAGTCGGCCAGGCAGAAAACGCGACCGACCATCACATGGCGACAGATGGTAAAGCCCGGGAGAACCATGCCACGAACGGCGCAGCGTGTTGTCTTATCAGCCATGGCTGACCTCCTGTTTCAGTGAAAGCGCCACCGCAACCGGCCGCACCCAGATCGGCGCGGCGGACAGCATGAATGTTTCGCCAGACCACGCCAGCAGCAGGGTGGTGCCCATCACGCCGGCGATGGCCTCGGCGGCATCAGGCGGCACGGCGTTGCCGATGCGCTCGCGCCAGTCGCTGTCGCTGAGCCCGTCCAGCTCCAGGTACTCCTCGGGGTCGACGAGGCTCTGCAGGGCGGCCAGTTCCAGCGTGGTGAATGGCCGGTGCCAGGTGCCGTCCAGGGCGCGGATGACCGCGACCAGCTTGTCGGACGCCGCCGGCATGCGCGGGTCTGCCACCGACCAGCGGCCGTTGTCGTGCCCGGCTGCCGATGACACGGCGCCGGCGGGGTCGGTCCACGGCACGACGCCGTAGTGTCCAGCGGTCAGGTAGTGGTCGCCCTTGCCGCGATCGAGGTTCGGGCGGGGGTCGGCGACGGCATAGGCGCCCTGCCCTGTGGTGCTGCCGGAGATCACGGTGCCGGCCGCGTCGTCCCAGCCGGTGACCATGTACTTGCCGAAGCCCTCGCCGGCGCGGCGCGGATCGGCTACGCACTGGCCGCTGCCGTGCGCGCTGGTGACGGCCTGCGCTGCCTGGCTCCACGGCACGATGCGGAATTCGTTGCTGTGCTTGGCCGGGCCAGCGTGACGCGGATCCGCCACCGAGAACCCGCCCTGGATCGGCGAGCGCTGCCCGGTGACCGTGCCGGTTGATTCATTCCAGCCGCGCACGCCCAGCTGGCCATACTCGCCGCCGGCGGGGAAGCGAGGATCCGCGATCGAGAAATTGCCGTTGCTCGGCAGGCTCTCGCCCTGGACGGTTCCCATGGGATCGTTCCAGCGGTTCACACCGAGGTGTCCACGGCGATACTCCGGCACGATCAGGTAATCCCGCAGGCGCCCATCCTCCACGGCCAGCTTGTTGAGGCTGCGCCAGTCGCTCCCGGCTTCGACGAAGGCCAGCCGCACCCAGGTCTTCCATTGCAGGCGCGGCACGCGGTGCATCGGCCCGCCGGCGGGATCGCCCGGCAGCGGCATGCGATCGAGGACGGTGCCCACGGCCGCGAGGCGCTTCTTCTCCGGCTCGTACAGGAAGGGCGGCACCTTCTCGACGTGACGCGCGACCAGCAGGAAGCGCTTGCGGCTTTGTGCCAGCCCGCCGAGCTCGCCGCAGTCGTGCGTCGTCTCGGCCGTGGCGTAGCCATAGGCGCGCAGCAGGTCGACGATCTGGTCGAGCAGGTGCCGGCCGCGGTTGGCGATGCGCGGCACGTTCTCGAAGACGATCAGCTCGGGCGGCTCGTCGGCGAAGGCCTCCAGCATCAGCCAGACGCCGCGCACGGTGAGGCGGTTGAGCGCCTGGTACTTGCCGGTCTTGCTGCGCGTCTCGGACAGCAGCCCCGAGAAGCCCTTGCACGGTGCCGACAGGAACACGATGTGCGGGCGCTCGTTGCCGGCGGCGCGCTGGATGTCTGCCGGCATGGCCTCGCGCCAGCCTGCCGGCGGCTCGACGCCATGGAAGTCGCTGAACTGGCTGCGGTCGAACAGGTCGAGCACGGTGCCGCGCGCGCCGGTGAGGCGTTCGAAGTCACGGATGGCGGGCGCGTCGACGTCGACGCCGCCGATGCAGCGGAACTTGCCGACCATGTTGCCGACGCGCGGGCTGGCCTTGTTGAAGCCCTTGGCGCCGCCTCCGAGGCCGCAGAACAGGTGGAAGTGGCGGATCTCGCGGACGTCGATCATGATTGGCCTCCGCTCAGCTTGGCCACGATCCGCTGGTACCACAGGAACATGGCGAAGTTGGCGATATCCACTTCCTGCCCGGCTGCCATCCTGACGCCGGCGGCGTGGGCGAGCAGCTTCTTGTAGTAATCCTCGGCGTTGGCCGGGTCGTTCCAGCCGGTGCGGTTTTCGTCTTGCACCATGCCGGCGAGCTCTGCCTTCATGGCCGCGGCAAATGCATCGACGGTGTCAGCCAGCAATACAAGCTCGGCATCGACCTGTTCGGGGGTAAGGGGCACGGCGTTCTTGTTCATCGAATAGGGTCCTCTTCGTAGATTTCGTGCATGCGGTGGATGTGGTCGAGTTCATCGTCCGACAGCGGCTGCAGGTCGGCGAACGTGCGCCCGGTGACTTCCTTGGCGCAGCGGGTGCACAGGTGCAGGGCGTTGGTGCTGAAAACGGGGGTGTCGTAGTGGCAGCCCTTGAACGTGCACACCACGCGGCCGAGCCGCTTTCTGGCTTTCCACGTGGCATCCGCCCAGCGCTCGCGCAGCCACAAGGTGACGCCGGAAAACCGGCACAGCAGCGCGACGTAGACCGCGTTGGCAGCCACCAGCAGCACGCCGCCGGCAAAGCTCCAGGTCTGGCCCAGGTGCGGGTAGAACCAGAGGTTCCATACGCCCCACAGGGTGAAGAAGGCCATGCTGGCGATCGAGACGCCGGCGACGGCGCGATCGCGCAGAAGCACGCGGCAATGGTTCAAGGTGAAGAGCGCAGCCACGGCCTCGAAGCTGCCGTTGATGAGGTCGGGGGTGCTCATGGCTTCTCCCTTACTGGTGCCTTGACGATGAATGCCCCGTTCTTGACGAAGCCGTGGAAAGCCTCTCCGCTGATCGCTGCCTGCGCTGGGATCGTGAAAGGCATCAGCGCCTCGGCCACATGCTGGAACTGCTCCATTGAAATTTCGAACCTTTCGAACATCGCCTGTTCGATGGTGTCGTGATCCGGATCGTCGTCTTCGTTGAGACCGAGGACGACGATCGCCAAATCTTCAGCTTCCATCCAGTCCATCATTTCTTCTCCTGGTGTTTGAAGCACACGGCGATCTTCTGCATGCCGGGCAGCAAGACGGGGGTCAGCTTGGTCCGGCCGTCGCGGTCGATCACCAGGTGCAGGTGGCTGGCCGCGGCCTGCTGTGCGGCGGCGATGACGGTGGCGCCGTCGGCGATGATGGTGGGCAGGTTCAAGACGGCGGCGCTCATGCAACGTCTCCCAGCTCGTGCTTGAACCGATCGCGGATCTCGCGGCCCAGGTCCATGAATGCGGCGTCCTTCTCGCCCCGCTGGCTATAGCTCGCGAGCATTTCCAGCGCGATGCGTGCATGGAGCGGGTCGGCGTTCCAGAACAGCGCGCTCAGGTTCAGGCCTTCCATGCCGTTCCACAGGTTGAGCACCAGGCGTCGCAGGTTTTTCGCGGTGCGGTTGTATTCGTCCAGCACCAGCACTTCCTTCCGGTACCGGATGAATGGGCTGACGTCCTTGTGCTCGGCCAGCGCGGCGGCCGCGCACAAGGCAAGCCTGTCGAGGACGGCGACGGACTGCGCCTGCGCCTCTTCGTCGCTGTGCACGTAGGCTTTCGACAGGGTTTCATCATCGACCAGCGACTGCACGGCTTGCGCCGCCGCCACCAGTTTGGTCAGGGTGTTGCTCGGTATCACGATCAGGCACATGGCCACTCTCCTTTTAGTTACTGCGCTTGAAAACCCAGCACTTCACCGACGTCGGCCTGTCCGGCACGTTGGTGTCTTTGCGTGAGTTGAAACGGGCATGAATGCCGGAGTTGACCGGCTTGATGTCAATGAACTTGCGGAACCGGCTGGTCTTGAGCACCTTCTTGAGCCGGCTCATGTCGGGGATCTGCTGCCGCTTGTCGGCGGCCACCTGGACGAAGTGGTTGAGGTTGATGGCGACCTCGTTCGGGTCGCGAGCGTGGTTCAGGATCGGAGCGTCGTCGCCATCGAGGAAGTCGACGATTTCCCAGAATTCCTGCACCAATGGGTGGTCTGCGTTGATGGCCTGCTGGCGCGCCCTGGCCATGTCGATCAGTTCGTCGTGGACGCTTAACTTGCGCTCGTCGCTGAGTTGCACGATGGCCGCCAGCGCGTCGACCAGGGCCATGAGCTGGGCGTGGTTCTTGATGATGCGCAGGTTCTTGATGTCCTTGGCACTGCCCATCACCTTCTCGTAGTGCGGGCACTTTTCCTTGAAGGTCTGCATCACCGCGGACTCGGCCTTGCAGGCGCGCAGGATGAAGCCGGAAACCTGCTCGACCGGCAGCCGTTCGAGCTGCTCGGATGCCGACTTGCTCTTCGGGCTATGGCTGGCCACGTCGAAATGGATATGCACGATGCGCTGCAGCACCGCGTCGGAGGCCGACACTTCGGCGTTCTGGCAGATGACGATGGCGCCGCGAAAAAGCGGCTCGCGGGTGTCGTTGCCGCCATTCTTCACGCCGGTGCTGCGCACGCTGCGGCCGTTGTAAGCGGTCTTCAGTTCGTCCCAGTCGAAGCCCTTTTGCTTGTTGCCGCCATCGGCGCCGCTGTCGCGGTCGGATTCGATCAGCACCACGGGCAGGTTGGCCACCTGGGCGAAGTTGCGAGCGCGGCCGGCCAGGGACGATTTACTCGGGTCGAAGCCCTCGTAGTCGCGCCGGCCGAGCAGCTTCCACATGAATTCGATCAGGGTGGACTTGCCGGCGCCGGGCTCGCCGACCACCTCGAGGAATGGGTAGCTCTTCTGGTCCGCGCGGATCTGCTCGGCATATAGGCTGCCCAGCCAGAAGGCCAGCGCCGCGATGCCCTTGGCGCCAAAGGCGGTCCACAGCAGGTCCACCCAGGCGGGGGTGTAGTCCGTGTCGTCGCCGTTGATGGCCAGCGTGACCGACTGGTTGAGACTTTTGAGCGACAGCTTGCCGAGGTCGAAGAAGTCTTCGTCGTTGAGCTCGACCACCTTGCCGCCCTTGACCGCCAGGTCGTTGAACACCCAGGCGCCGTGCTCCTTGGTGTAGCCGATGAAATCCACGGTCTGCACGGTCTTGATCTGATAGAGCTGCTGCTGCAGCCAGGCGTCGAGCTGCCCGGCCGAGCCGGTGTAGACCGCGCCGGGGGCGATGGCCAGCAGGCGCTTCTTGAATTCGCTCGAGCTGGAAAGCTGGCTGCCGGTGAAGGTGTTCTTCACGGCCGCGCCGTCGTGCGGGAAATCGACCCGCAGGTAGTACCAGGCTTCGTCGGTGAGCGCGTTGGCCTGGTAATAGAGGGCGGTCGGGTTGCAGTTGGCGATCTGGCGCACGCTGTGGGATTCGGCCAGCGCCATTTCGCGCAGCTCGTCTTCGCTCAGCTCCTTGAAGCGGTCGGACAGCGCTTCCCGGGCCTTGTTGTAAGCGCCGAAGTCGATCTCGAACCAGTACAGGCGGTTCTCGAAGTCGAAGAAAAACGACGCCATGTTCCTGCGGTTGTAGATGAGCAGGGCCTTCTCGGAGGCGCTCTTGGCGGTGAGCAGGTTGCCCTGGTAGCGGTATTCCTCGACCGCCTTGGCATCCAGCCGGTCGCGCTGGTGCATGTCGTTCCAGTCGAGGCGGGCCTTGCCCTGGGCCGGAATGACCGCGGCCGTCGCTTCCCAGCCTTCCTCGCGGCTCTTTTCGACCCAGCGGCGCATGTAGCTGCGGCCGGCCTTGTCGCCGTCGAGCGCCCACACCAGGCGCGGCCGTGGCTTGTCGTTGGCCTCGCACTGCTCGGCGATGCCGGCGAGAAACAGGCTCGGGTAGTTGTTGCACGACATGGCCGAGGCCGCCCAGATGTCGTGGTGCAGCAGCGCGATCGAGTCGAAGATGCCCTCGACGATCCAGATCTCGTCCTCCGGAATCGATGTCTCCGGCACCCAGCAGGTGCCCCGGTATTTGGCGCCGAAGTTGAAGTGCGCCTTCTTGTCGCCGAACCGGTGCGGCAGGTCGATGATGCGTTCCCAATAGTCGCCGTTCGCGAGGGGGAAGCGCACCGTCGCCGAGCCGATGTTCAGCTTGCGGTCATGGTAGTACTCCTGGCTGTACCAGCCCTTGATCTTGTCCAGATCGAAGCCGCGCGCGCTCTGCAGGTAGGCGTCGGCGGCTGCGTTGGGCGCCTCGGGCGTCTTCTCGTAGCGGTGGCTCCAGTTGTCGAACAGGTCCGGGTACTGGTCCTTGATGTGGATCTCGGCGCCGCACTTGTTGAGCCGGCCGCAGCGCAGCACCCAGGGCTTTTCGGCATGGGTGTACAGCTCCTTCTTGCCGCACGACGGGCACTTGCCGCCACGCAGCCAGCCCTGTACCGGTTTGAAGGCGAAGTCGCGGTCCAGCCGGGGCAGGATCTCGCGCAGCAGATCAGTGCGCATTGACGGGCTTCGCCTTTGTTGTCGACCCTGCGCACTTCTCGACCAGGGTGCGGATGCCCTCCACCGACCCACGTTTGCCGATGAAAGTCGGCCTGGGATATTTGCGGTAGAGCAGGTACTGCTCGTCCTTCTCCACGATGAACATGTTGTAGTCGCTGGCGATCTGCTTGGCTTCTTTCCACTGCTGCAATGGGTTGTGCTGTCGTGCCATTCGCGTTTCTCCGGGCAAAAAAATCCCTTGCCTGTCAAAACAGGCGTTCTCAAATCGGTCGGTGGGGGTCAGTCAGTCAGGCCGTCAGCCTGTGTCGTGGATGGCCATGGCGCGCGGGTGGGGCGGCTCGTCCAGCGCCAGGGCGATCTGGTCCTTTTGCGCTTCGTGCTTGGCAGACGAGCGCGGCGACAGCGGGATGAAAACCCTGGGGTTGGGCGTCATCGACGGCGCGATGGTGCGCACCGCGCTGGTGTGGGCCACCCAGGTGTGGGCGCAGTTGATGTTCTGGCACTGCAGGCTGTGCTCGATGGTGAGATTGCTCATCGGACGGCTGGTGCGGATTCTGGCGGCGCTGTCGCAATGGGGGCATTTGATGCGCATTATTCGCCCTCCTCCTCTTGCGACGGGTGCAGCAGCCAGTTGAGCCCGATGACGAGGATCGATACAAAAAGCAAGGCCACCCACCACGGCGCCGCCATGATTGCCATGAGCGTCGCTGCAATTAGCACGAACAATAACGTCACGGCCACGAACATTTCGATCATGCACCCCTCCTTGCGGTCATGGCGGCCTCGATGGCCTCCTGCGTCGTGCGCAGCGCGTCAATGGCCTCGGCCACCTGGCGCTGCGCGTGTTACAGCTCGCCGGCCTCGATGCCGTCGACCAGTTGCGCCAGCGCGGCATTGGCCTCTGCGGTTTCGACCAGGTCGCGCTGCAGCAGGCTCAGCACCGAATCGACCAGCGGCTGCGCCTCTGTCGTCATGGCGCGCGCCGTGATCCCGGCCGGCCGCAGCAGGCGGCATGCGGCCTGCACGCGCAGTTCGACCGGCAGCGCGGCGAGCACGCTGGCCAGCATGTTGAGCGGCAGGTGATTGCGGTCTTTGCTGACGTCGTCGAGCCAGCGAAAGATGCGGTCGGCGTTGACGCGCATACGCTCGAAGTGATCGCGCGTGGGGGGATCGAACACCAGGCCGGTGACCCGATGCGCGTCGATGCGCTCGTGCGCCTCGACGATCTCATGGGCAACCGTCTCGCGGCTCCAGTAGTTGCCGCGCCGCCAGCCGTCGATCGCATCACGCAGGATGGTGATGGCTGTGGATTGGCTGTGCGTTTCGCGCTGCATGACTTTGATCCCCCTGTTCCCCATTATTTATCCCTGCCAGGCTTGGAGGATGGGTCGGATTCTTGTCCTGTCACTATGGACAGACCGGCGCGGTAGGCGCGGTAAGCCAAGAGCGACATCGAGACATGCAGCTTCTCGGAGAGACGCTTGGCCTCTGCGCGGTCGCTCGGCGTCAGGCGCAAGGCGATGGGCTTCTTGGTTTCGAGCCCAGCGGGGTTGCGGGACTTGGTGTGTTTCGTCATAGTGGGCTTGCTCAATGTGTAACACAAAGATAAGGAAAATATTTTCCGTTGTCAACATATATTTATGAAAAAAATTGCCTGTTTGTGGGGAGGCGGCTCCAGGAGGAGAGGAAGACGCACGGATTCGTTAACCGTGTTGCGCTGGGGAATGCCCTGGAAAAATCCGACAGGACGATCACGAACTGGGAGTCTGGCAATAGCTACCCGGACGCAGTCGATCTGCTCAAACTGGCCGACATGGGGCTCGACGTGGGCTACATCCTGTTCGGCATCAGGCAGACCCTTGTGGCCGATCAGGTGGCTGCGGAGAATCGGACGCCGGCGGCCGGCATTGGCGCTGAGATTGCCGGGTTGTCACTTTCGAAGGGCGATGCGGAGATGGTGCTGGAACTGGCGAAGCGCCTGGCCAAGCAGTGATGCTGGCCAGGTGAGAGTTAGGCAGTCAGCCTCTCAATCAGAACATCCTGCTGCTTCAATCTCTGGTAGATAATTTCCAGAATATCGGCAACGTCGCCCGGCGCAATCTCGACGTTGTCGTTGGCGGCATCCAGCAGCTTGACCAGCACACCCACCGACCTTGTAATCTTGGCATACCCGTTGAGTGCATCGCTTACTTCAAAATTCATAACTACCTCCAGCTGTTTGTAGACTGGCGGGCCGGACATGCAGGCACCGGCAGACCATCGCCAACATGGCGGTGGAAATCCACCATCGGCAGTGGGGTTGCTAAGTTATAGGGACTATCAGAAAAGGGGGTAGGAATGATGGAAGGCTTTATCGTCTTAGCTGTGTTCATCGGATCATGGTTCGGATTTAATCGCTGGGCTAAACAGGCAAAGAAATCGAAAACAACTGCTGTAGGTGGCGGCTTCATCGTCGGCTGCATTGCCGCGCTGCTGGCTGGTGCGATCGTCTCACCCGGCGGATATCCAGATGATCCCTTGCCGTCGCGAACGAAGGTGATCACGTCGGCTGAGTATGGTGAAGGCTGGCCGCTCAAAGCGCCCCAAGCGGTGCTGGGGTGCGACCCGCCCCACATCCTCTATCTTGTGGTGGACGGTGTGACCTATGCATTGAACGGCACGGCTTTGGACTCTGGATTGCCCAGAGGTGATGCAGTCGCCAGAAATGGCAACGCGGTAGAGATGTCAGTGTTCATCCAGCCTGCAATGGCGTTGTGCACGACTCAGCCTTGATCCATATCAAAAGGGCCTAGGCCGAGGCGAGATCGCCGCGCTACGGCGATTCTCGCAGGGCTGTTTTTTAAGGGAGAGAAGAAATGTGGGTTATGAATTTGATTTCGCGCTGGACGTTCGTCTTCGCTTTGTTTCTGACGTCGCTGCCTGCATTTTCAGCAAACTTTACATGTAGGGTTGTGGGGGTGACCGATGGAGACACCCTTACCTGCCTGACGCAGGAAAAGCGGCAGATCAAAGTCAGGCTGGCCCAGATCGACGCGCCGGAAAAAGCGCAGCCGTTCGGTCAGCGTTCGAAGCAGGCGCTGTCTGATCTGGCCTTTGGCAAAGATGTTGAGATGGAGGAAGAAACCACTGACAGGTACGGCAGGATGGTTGCCACAGTGTTCAACTCCGGAGAGGACATCAACCTGTCGATGGTGCAATCCGGCATGGCTTGGGTCTATGACCAATATGCCCACGACCAGGCCTACTTCGCTGCACAAGACGCTGCGCGAGGTGAGCGTGCTGGCCTATGGGCCGATGCAAACCCGGTTCGCCCCTCAGAATGGCGCCATGGTGGCCGCATTGAAACCATCGCAGCAGCCGAAGCTGATCGACCGACCAAGAAGCAGAAGAGCAGATTCTCGTGTGGCGGTAAGCGCACGTGCGGGCAGATGTCATCCTGCGCGGAAGCGCGCTTCTATTTGGAGCAGTGCGGCGTTCACAGGCTAGACCGCGACCGTGACGGTATCCCTTGCGAGTCGATCTGCCTGTAATCAGCCCGGCAACTCCGTCGCCTTGACCTCCATCTCCAGCGCCGTGGTGTAGCCGCTGTCGCTGAGGTTGTTGGTGACGCGGGTGAGGCACCATTCGGTGCCGTCGATCTCGGGCTTCCAGCCGCTGACGGCCGCGCGCAGATCCGGGAACAGGTCCGGCCGGCCGCGCGCCAGGGTGAGGCTGAACTGCGCCATGCCGCGCTGGATGCGCCGCCATTCGGTGCGCGCCGCGCGCTTGGCGTTGGCCTGGCTGCTGTAGGTGTGGCGCAGGGTCTTCATGTTCTCGGCGCTGGGCTCGATCGCGTCGTCCACTGCGGGTTGCGCGTTGGCGGCATCATTGGCCGCGGCCTTCCTGGCCTGGGTCTTCCGCTTCTCGTCGTCGGTGCGGCCGTAGCGCACCTCGCCCTGCACGTTCAGCGCTTTGTCGTGGTATTGGGCGGTGGCGCCGACATATTTCTTGCGCAGCGTGGCGTTTTTCTTGATCTGCTCCCAGGCTTTGCGGGCTGCGCGCAGCGCCTTGGCGCGCGTGGGGTAGGGTTTGGGGCCCAGCGGTTTATATTCGCCCGTTGCCGGCACTGTTGCCGGCGCGGATTGCCGGTTGGCTTCGGCGTCGTCCTCTTCCTTGCTCCAGATCACCGCGCCCTGCTGGCCCAGGTCGATGTCGTTGTACAGCGCCTTGACGGCGGCGTAGCTGTCGCGCTCGGCGATGCTGAAGCGGTGCTGGTCGCCGTCGGCGCGGGTGATGTGCATCACCGGCAGCGGCTTGCCCGAGGCGGACACGCCGGCGCCGGCGGGCATGAACACCACCCGCCCGGCCTTGATGGTGGCGATGGCGTCGAACATGCCGGCCAGGCGCGTGAGCAGGTTGGCGTCGCTCTCGTTGGTCTGGTCCAGGTGGTCGAGCAGCTCGCCGGCCAGCGTGGCGGCGATGGCGGCGGTGAGGCCGTGGGCGGCGGCGATGTCGTTGACGATGGCGGCCACGTTCACCTGGTGGAAGCTGCGCGTGCGCTGGGTGCTGAGCCCGGCGCGCAGATCCGCGCTGCGGGCGCGAATGGTGACCTGGTCTGGCGCGCCGCTGTGCTCGACCTCGTCCACGGTATAGCTGCCCTTGTCGGTGAGTCCGTCCGCCTCCCAGCCCAGCGCCAGGGACAGCACCGCGCCGCGCGGCGGCAGCGCCAGACGGCCGTCGGCATCGTCCAGGGTGAGATCGAGCTGGTCGGCCTCCATGCCGCGGTTGTCGGTATGGGTCAGCGACAGGAGCCGCGAGTCGAGCGCGGCGGTGATGTCGACGCCGTCCACGCGGATGCGCCAGAGGGGTTTGGGATTGCCCTCCATGCCCGCTACAGCAGCGCCAGCAGGCTGCTGGTGACGTTGCCCAGCATGTCCACCTGCTCGTCGTCGACGCGGGCGAGCTTGAGGCTGAAATCGATCTTGCGCGCGCTGCCGTCTGCAAAGAACACGCTGCCGGTTTCGTCGACGGACTCGATTACCCACAGGCCGTAGAACGCGCCGCTGCCCTCGATCAGCGGCCATGCCCTGCCCGTTTCCGCCATCGCCCGCACCATGGCCAGCGACACGCGTCCGCCGGTCAGTTCCGGGTACAGCGTGCCGGAGAGGGTAATGCTGTCGTCGCCTGGGCCCAGAAACTGCCGCGCAGGCCGCAGGCCCAGGCGGCTGTTGGATGGATGCCGCCAGCTGGTCGTGCGCTGCAGCTGCTGGTAAGGCAGGGTCTGGGTGGCGAAAACGAAGAGGCCGAGCGCCATCATCATGGGCTTACTCCTTGTCGCTCAGGCGACTGCGGCCGCGCGCGCCGCGTTGCCGTTCCAGCTTCTCCAGTTCCGCGCGCACGGCCGAGGCGATGTCCTGCGCCGACTGTCCAGGCGCAGCCTGGATGGTGATGCTGCCGATGTGCAGGCCGCCGGTGCCGCCGCCCTGCCCTGTCAGCGCCGGGCGGGTGTCGATTGCCGGGCCGGCCATTGCCGCGCCGCCCAGCAGCATGCCGGCGCCGGCGGCCGCGACCTTGCGCGCAGCGTTGGAGACGGCGGCGACTGCACCCTGCCGGCCGGCATCGATGCCGCCAGACAGCCCAGCCATGGTGTAGCGGCCGAGGACGTTGAACACGGTGGAGGGCGACTTGATGCCGAATACCTTTTTTGCCGTCGTGATCAAGCCGCCGGCGATGTTCTTCATTTTGCTGTATAGGCCCATGGTGAGGAAGTCGAGACCCGCCTCGATGCCGCGCAAGATCAGCATGCCGATCTGCGACCAGTTGCCTTGTTTGAACATCTGCACAATGTCGAAGATGGCCCCGCCGAGCGATGTTTTGTAGCCGAAAATCTTGCTGACGAAAGAATCCAGCCAGCCGTTGATCAGCGTGCCGACGGCGTAGCCGACAGAGAACGCCGCCGCCAGCTTGGCCAGCGGATTAAGAAATGCCAGCAGGCCGCTTACCGCGCCGCCGGCGCTGACCCCCAGCCAGGTGAGACCGAATTTGAGCAGGGCGATCGGTGCGATCAGCGCGCCGATGGCAAACACGATGGCGCCGATCACCGTCACAACCACGGCACCCACGGCGGCGATCTTGACCAGCGCCGAGGTGAGGCCGGGGTTTTCCTTCATCCAGTCGCGCACGTTTTTCAGCACCTCAGCGCCGGACTTCAGCAGGTCGACCAACGCGGGTTTGAGGTTGGCGCCGATTTCTGTGGCCATGGCGAACATGCTGTTTTTTGCCAGCATGTACTGCGCGCTGAGCGCCTCCAGCCGCGCCTGCGCCTCTCGATCCATGGATCCTTTGGCCTGCGCCTGGTTCACCAGTTCGAGCTGGCGCCGGTATTCGCCGATGTTCGCCGCCAGCTTGGCGGCGTCGTCGCCGAACTCTTTGCCGAACATGCGGGTTGCGGCTTCGAGCTGCTGCTCCTGCGGCAGCGCGCGGATCGCGTCCAGCACCTTGAGGATGGTGCCGGTGGCGTCCTTGCTCATGCCCAGTTGGATCGCCTGGGCGTCCAGTTTCAGCATGGCCAGACCGCCCCGGAATCGCTTGGTCTGCATGGTGGCGATCGACAGCTCGCGGATCATCGCGTTGCTGGCCGAGGCCGCGACTTCGCTGCCCGCGCCCAAGCTCAGGAAGGAGCTGCCGAGCGCTGCCGCTTCCTTGAAGTTCATTTTCGCCATAGCTGCCGAACCGGCAATGCGCTGCATGACATCGATGATGTCGCCGCCCTGCGAGAGCGCGTTGTCGTCCAGCCAGTTGATGGCGTCGCCCAGCTGGCCGATGTCCTTGATCGGCACCTTGTACAGCTGCGACAGCCGGCCCATGCTCTCGCCGATCTCGCCGGCGGAAATGTCGAATGCCGCCGCCATGACGGCGGATGTTTCGGTGAAGGCCAGCAGATCCTGCTTGCCCTGAATGCCCATGCGCGCGCCCATGGCCAGGATCTCCGCCAGCTCGTTGGTGGCCAGCGGAATGCGCTCCGACATGGCCTTGATGGCGTCGCCGATCTCGTAGTACGTGGCGGTGAGCTTGCCGTTGGTATCGCGCGAGCCTGCCACCTGGCGCGCCACGCCCATCATCGCGTCCTCGAAGCTGGCATATTGCCGCACCGCCAACGCCATGGGCGCGCCGGCGGCGACACCGGCGCCGATGGCCATGCGCCCCGCGCCGGTCATGCGGCCGTGCAAGCCCATGGCCTTCTGGTAATTGGCCTGGGCGGCGTGCATGCGCTGGGCCTGCGCGTTCTGCCGCTGCATGGCCTGCACCTGCTTGTCCACGGCGGCGGTGGCGAGGTTGATCTTGCCGGCCAGGTCGCGCTGGTGCGTGGCCAGCTTGGCGGTGTCCATGCCGGTGGCGTTGAGTTCGGTGCGCAGGCGCTGCTGTTTTTCCAGAAGGCTGGTGTAGCGCCCCTTGAGGTTCGACGCCTCGGCCTGCGCCTGTTTTAGCGCGCGGGCCATGTCCTTGGTCGGGGCCGGGAGTTTGGCGATTTCATCCTTGAGGGATTTGATGCGGTCCTGCGCGCCCTTCATGCCGTTCTTGACGATGGACAGGTCCTTGTCGAGCTTGCGGAAGCCGTCGATGCGTTTCTGCGCGTCGTTCAGTTGCTTCAGCTCATCCTTGGCGGCCTTGAGGGCCTTGGCGGTTGAGCTGCTGCCTTTGGTGATGTTCTTGAGCGGGCCGGTGACTTTTTCCACCAGGCCCATCAAGACTTCGAGTTTGAGTTTGTCCGCGCTCATTCGTCCGCTCCGCTGCGTTTGCGCGCTTCGTCGCGCCATCTGGCCAGTTCGGCCAGGTCCATCCTATCCATGTCGTGCAGCGGCCAGTGGAAGATGGCGGCGATGTCGGCCATGGCGCTTTCCACGCTGTCTGGCAGGGCTAGTCCGTCGGCAGTCCGGCCTCCGCCAGCGCCGCCCTCGGCAGCAAAAAACCCGCCACCACCCCTCCGAGCTGCACCATGTCGGCGGGGTCCATGCGTGCGACTTCCACTTCGGTGAGCGCCGGATCGCTGATGCGCGGCAGCACCTTGGCGAGCGCGGCCACGTCCATCTGGAGCAGGTCGGTGAGGGTGACGCCGCGCAGCTCGCCGGCGCTTGGCTTGCGCAGGGCGATCTCGACGATGTCGTTGTCGCCGCGCTTGATTGGGGTGTCGAGGGTGATGGTTTTGCTCATGGGGGTTTCCTTGTTCAGCGAATGTTCCAGGCGTCTGCGGCAACGCCGGTGATGCGCACGTGAGAAATCGGCGCGGTGACGTGAACCACATGCATGGTGGCGGTGTTGATGTTGGGGGCGGGCGTCCAGTATTCAGCGCCGCCGTCGCTGGACAGTTCGATCTTGCGCCCGACCGCCGCCGACTTGAGCGTGATGGTTGCGGGCAATGGCGCGCCGGCCATGTCGATCGCAAGCGGCACTGCATCCGCCAGCGCGCCGCTGGCAAACACCTTGCCCATGACGGCGGTCGACTCGTCGACGTAGCGGCTCTTGATGACTTGGGTCATGGCTGCTCCTTACGCCAGGCCGATGGCCTTGCGCTGCTTGGCCAGCATGTCGACGCCGTTGACGGTTTCGACCATGTTGAGCAGGTCGATCTCGATCACGGCGTCGCCGTCGATGCTGAGCTTGTAGTAGCTGAGGGCGCTCTTGACCACGAGCTTGCCGCGGTCGCCGGCCTTGCTGTCGCCGGGGTCGATCTCGCTGTGGCGGCCGCGCACCACGACTTCGACAGCCTGCACATCGGCGGTGTCGTCGCGCTGGTAAGCGCCGGCGAAGCGCAGCATGACGCCGTCGACCTTGGTGGCGGCGTATTGCTCGAACACCTGGCGCATGATGCCGCCGCAGGTGAATTCGATCTCGAGCTTTTCCTGGCCGAGGTCGATGCTGACGGGGCCGTTCATCCCGCCGCCGCGGAATTCATCCATCTTGCGGGTGAGCTTGGGCAGTTTGACCTCTTCGGCGAGGCCCATGTAGCTGCTGCCGTCGTTGAAGAGGTTGAAGTTTTTAAGGACGTTGGGCAGCATGTTCGTCTCCTGTTAAGTTAAGCGTCAAGCCCCGATGGCGGCTGCGAAGTCGGCCAGGTAGCGGTCGGTGATCTTCTGGGTGAACATCAAGTTCTCCAGCGGCGGCACCGGCGTGTAGTCGTAGTCGATATAAAGCTTGCCGTCCTTGAGCGTAACGGGACTGTTGGCGTCCGGGTTGTACCAGGCCTTGCCGTCGACGATGTAGCCCAGGGCCTTGAGCTCGCGGAACTTGGCGTTGATGCCCTCGATGATGTCGCGCGCCAAACTCGGGTTGAGCGGTTTGTCCACCGCCCACAGGTGCGCCTCGGCCATGGTGTCGGCCAGCACTTGCGCGGTGCGGGTGTAGTTCTCGAAGGCGAACAGCGGGTCGGCCGAGCAGGTGCGCGAGCCCCAGAAGCGGAAGCCGCCCTCGCGGATGAGCGTGGTGACTTCATTGCTGTTGAGGTAACCGGCGTCGGTGGCGGGGTCTTGCAGATCCCAGAACACGTCCTTGCTGATGCCGGTGACGCCGTTGATCACCATGTTCGACAGGGTCTTGTGCCAGCCGATCTGCTCGTCGAGCTTGGCGCGCAGGCCGATGGCCTTGGCGGTGGGGGTGACGATGTCCGCGCCGTTCTTGAACTCGGGCCAGATCACCATGATTTCGCGCTGGCCGAAGTTGTCGCGGTAGGTGTTGGCGTCTTCCTTGGTGGCGGCGCCGTTTGCGTGCACGTAGGCGAAGCCGCGCAGCTGCTGGGCGATGCCGGCGAGCGCGGTGGCCACCGTCAGGGTATCGAGGCCGGGGCAGGCCAGGATGCGTGGCTTGATGCCGAGCTTGGCCTTGGCGGTGAGCAGCGCCTTCATGCCGGTGTACGAGCCATCGGGCATGACGGTGCCGACCACCTTGGCGTTCTGGTCGGCCTGCTTGGCGGCAGCGTCGATGCCGTCGCCGTCGGCCACACGCACGATCACGCACATGGCGTTGCCTTCGTCGGCGATGGCGGTGAGCGTGGGTTTGAGTGTGCCCAGCAGTCCGGCCTTGCCGATGGCGGCGTTGATGCTGGTGACCAGCACCGGGGTGTCGAGCGGGAACGCAACGGCATCGGCATCGGACGAGGTGGCGACAATGCCGATGACGGCGGTGGAAATGGTGCGGATCGGGCGGATGCCGTCCGAGGCTTCGATGACGCGAACGCCGTGGTGGTAATCAACAGGCATGATGATCTCCTAGAGTGAGTGCTGCGATGATGAACGCTACTCGCGCGCGGGGGCAGCGGTTAAGGTTGTAGGCGGCTGCCGTACAGCGCCAGCAGGATCGCGCCGACCAGCCAGCCGCGCAGAAACTCCTGCTTGCCCCACAGGTGCTCGGACGGGCGCCAGCGGTTGCCGGCACGCACCAGCGCAGGCGCGGCGACCATGGCGACGGCCATCACGGCCGGCATCACGAGCAGGCGCGTGTCCTGCAGCGCCATGCCGAGCAGCGCGAGCGGCAACCCCCACAGCGCGCCGCGCGCGGCGAGCGCCGCCCAGGCGTTGCGTGCCAAGACGCCGATCTGCCAGCGCTCAAGACCGCTGCGGCAATTGAGGGCATCCATCGGCGAGCCGCGCAGCGCCGAGCCAAGCGGACAGCCCCAGCCCATGCCTTCTCCCAGCATGAACGCCGCAGCAATCAGCGGCAGCGTCCAGTGCAAGCCGACCAGCAACCAGGCGACGGCGAAGGCATAGGCGAGCGAACCGATCGAGGCCCGCACGCGCGGAATGTAGTGGCCGCCGCGCGCAGCATCGAGCGGACCCATCAACATGGCAGCGAGGAGCGCGCTCATGCGACCGCGCAGCCCCACGCCATGGCGTTGGCCATTTCGGCGACGCGGACACCGTGGTGGTAATCAACAGGCATGATGATCTCCTAGTGTGGGTGCTGCGATGATGACCGCTACTCGCGTGCGGGCGCAGCGGTTAAGGTTGTGCGTGCGACAGATACAGCTCCAGCCCGATGACGACCAGTACGGCCGCACCGAAGATCGCGGCGGCGCGCTAAAAACCATCCAGCGCAAACAACTTTTTCCGCAACCGCCACGTATCCCCATGCTTGGCATGAGCCACGAACGCCCTGACCCGTGCTGTCACCTGATCAATGTCGGCCCAGCCGTCATCCATCCCACGCGCCAGGCGCCGCATGTCGCGTCTGAACGCCACAATCGCACGGCGACGCAGCAGCTTGTGGGTTGGCCATATCCGGTAGCCCAGGGCGTTGATGCCTTGCGTGGCGCGGTGCACGCTCCACTTCGAGTAGGTCAGCCCGTAGTGCGCGGCGCGGGCCTCGACCTGCTGCACGAACAGCGCGGCCTCGGGCTGGCTGGCGAAGATGGCCACCATGTCGTCCATGTAGCGCAGGTAGCGTTTCACGCGCAGATCGCGTTTGATCCACTGGTCGATCTCGTTGCCGAGCAGGTTGGCCAGCCACTGGCTGGTCAGGTTGCCCACCGGAATGCCGACCCCGCCTGGCGTGCTGTCGATGATGGCGTCGAGAACGCGCAGGGTTTGCGCGCAAGCGATCTTGCGGCGGCAGACCCGCTTCAGGTCGGCGTGGCGAATGCGCTGAAAATACTTGCTGAAGTCCGTCTTGGCGATCCACACCTCGGCCAGCGGCTTGTTAGGGGTCAATGCCGAAACGACATCCGCAATCTCTGCTGCATCGTTGCCATTGGCATCGCGCCACGGGCCAAGGCCGGCGTCCTCAAATCGCGCGACGGTTTCTCCGGGTCGAGGCA